GCTTCTTAGGTGATGGTGCAGAAGAACAAGGACACTTTTATGAGGCGGTAATGATGGTCCAAGGACATGATCTACCTTGTACATTCATTATTGAAGATAACAACAGAAGCGTAGATTCTAGCCTTGAGGAGCGTTTGCCATCTCAATTTAGGTTTAAGTTACCAGGTTGCGTAATACGAAACTACTACGATCCTACCTATCCTCATGCGGGTAATGGTACTAAGAAGCACATTGTCTTTAAGGACATCAAATGAACAATAAACCAGTAGCGTGGATGTTTGAAAAAGATGGTGCATATATGTGCATTAAACACGACAACAAAGTTAATTATGATGGCGGTATTCCACTCTACACCCATTTAGCAAAGACACTAACAGATGAGGAAATAGACAATGCAATTACTGAAGCATTTAATCGTGGGGCAAGATTTGGTTACGCAGAAGGACTAAAGAAAGCGAGTGAGAAATGAGTGGAATAGACATGATTAGCTACGACATTGCTTTTGCATTAGGTTATTTTTGCCATGTGTTTGTAAGTTATCTAACAAGAAAGGCTGGTGAAAAATGACTGCGATAGAACTAGCTGATAGTCGTAAAGAATGGGCAAACGATTTGTTATCTTTAAATGAATGGAGTATTGATGCCGAAACTATGCTACGCCAGCAACAAGCTGAAATAGAACATTTAAAAGGCTTAATCCTATTGCTAAAAATGCAAGTAAACGGGCTAAAGAAAGCGAGTGAGAAATGAACGCAAATGAACTAGCTGACGAATTGGAAAGACCAAATAACTGGCAACAGGAAAATAACTTTAATAACCAAGCCGCCACCATGCTACGCCAGCAACAAGCTGAAATAGAAGCGTTGAAATTGTGTTGCCCTAAGTGTGGTAACGTTACAGGAAAATTAGAAGTTTTAAATGTGCCAGCAAAGACTTGTCAGCATGGAGTAGATGACGGTGCTTGTAAAGAATGTTATGCGGAGGCACAAGAGAAATGAGCTACAAGGATGAGCTTACTAAAGCCAATACCAAATTAGCCCAAAACCCTCAAGTGCGTTTTATTGGCTATGGTCTTAAAAAAGGCAGAGCATTAGGTACGCTAAAAGAAGTGGCAGATAGTCAGATTATTGAGATGCCTGTAGCAGAGAACTTGATGATGGGGTTTGCAATAGGACTATCACTCAAGGGATACCTTCCAGTGGTCTTTATTGAGCGTATGGACTTCTTAATGAACGCAATGGATGCAATGGTCAACCATTTAGACAAAATAGCCAAAATCTCTCATGGTGAGTTTCACCCAAAAGTCATTATTCGTTGCATTGTGGGCAATACCAAGAAGCCTCTTTATACAGGCGCTACTCATACTCAAGATTTAACTGAGGGAATACGCCAAATGGTGAGCTTTCCAGTGTGGAAAATGAAAGATGAGGGTGATATTGAGGTGTTTTATGACCTTGCCAGCAAGACTTTTGATTCCGTAATGTTGGTCGAATATAAGGATTTAGCGTGAAAAGCAATAAATACAGTGATTTTAAGATCTTCCATCATCCAGAAAAGCTGATTTCTTTTGGGGCGGGGAAGGTTACTGCACCTGTGTATGTTCGGGTCAAGCCAATCAACCTTTGTAATCACGGCTGTTTCTTTTGCGTGTATAGCACTGGTTTTAGAGTAAAAGACGGTGGAGAAGAAGAACATATTGTTAGCGGTATGCACGAGGACATGAAGGAAGATGACATCATCCCTAGAGATAAGATGATTGAGATCTTGCATGACCTAGCTAACATGGGTACTAAAGCTATTACATGGAGTGGGGGTGGAGAGCCATTGATGCACCCTGATATAGCAGACTTCATGCGCTTAACATTAGCTCTCAAAATGGACCTATCCATCATCACCAATGGTCAGAACCTAGTTAAAGAAAAAGCGGAAGTCTTAGCCAAAGCCAAGTGGGTGCGTGTATCAATGGATTACACCAATGGCGAGGAAATGAAGCGGTTTAGGAATGTGCCAGAAAAGAGTTTTGATAGCATCATCCGCAATCTAAGAGGTTTTGCGGGAATGAAAGATGCGGGATGTGATCTGGCTGTTAATTATATTGTGCATCGCAACAATTACAAAAATCTTGGGGGACTAACCCAGTTATTAAAAGATAGCGGTGTTGAAAATGTGCGTTTCAGTCCAATGTATGTACCAGACTTTTATGAATACCATAAACCGATAGCAGAGGAAGTTAATGAACAGCTTAAAAACATTCAAAAGATATGTGATGATCGCTTTACTGTTAACAGCACTTACAACATTACTCCTGGGAGTAGTCACTCTCATACTAGAAGCTATCACAAGTGCTTCATTATGCAGACCGTACCCGTCATCGGTGCAGACCTCAATGTATATGCTTGTCATAACAAAGCCTACGATAAGTCAGGATGTATAGGATCTATCAAAGACAGTAGCTTTCATAGGCTATGGTTTAGCCCTGAAACACAAGCCTATATGGACAAATTCAATGCTAAGACCACTTGTATGCACGAGTGTTCTAACGACAGAAAGAACATATTGATTAACGAAGTCATTAACGCTAGTACCGACAACTTTATTTAAGGAAAATCATGGCAACTAAAAAGAAACCAGTAGCACAGAAAGAAAAAGCTAAAAAAGAACCCGTACAACCGATTATTTTTATTGCTACTCCGATGTATGGCGGTATGTGTGCTGGCTTTTACACTCAATCCATCTTGCAATCCGTAAGCGTGCTTGCACAAGCGGGAGTACAAACTCAATTTAGTTTTATGTTTAATGAGAGCCTGATTACCCGTGCCAGAAACGCTTTAGCGCATACCTTTCTTAAAACCAATGCTACGCATCTGATGTTTATTGATGCAGATATTAAATTCAGACCAGAGGACATCATAGAGATGATAAAAGCAAATAAAGACATTATTTGCGGTATCTACCCTAAGAAAGAAATCAATTGGCACAGCACTAAACAAGCAATGGATGCTGGAGTACCCCACGATCAATTAAAAAGCTATACGGGGTCATTCGTGGTCAATTTAGTGGATTATCGAGGCGAAGTTACCGTTCCTGTAGCTGAACCTGTAGAGATTTTCAATGGCGGTACTGGATTTATGTTGATTAAGCGAAAAGTATTTCAAAAACTTAAAAAAACAGTGCCTTTTTATACCAATGATGTAGGAGATCTTTCAGGTCAACTCAATCATGCAGAAGTTATCCACGAATATTTTGCTACTTCCATTGAACCTGATAGCAATAGACTGTTATCTGAGGATTATCACTTTTGCCGTATCTGGAGGTTGGCTGGCGGTAAAGTGTATGCAGCTCCTTGGGCTCAATTAGGACACATGGGAAGCTATTTGTTTGAAGGACAGCTTATTCCAGCACCTTGATCTTTAACCAGATGCGTTCATGTAACCAATATAGGGCTATCTTAGAAAATAGCTCTATAAAGGCTATGCTGAACGCTAGGTTTACTTGACCTGTCACTATCCAAGATAGAACAAAAGTATCAAAACTGCCTGTAATGCGCCAAGTTACAGCTTTAAGCAGTGATTTGTAATGGCTATCCATTATCAATTTTAATAGTGATCGAGTCAGTAGCTTCCTGTAAAAAAGGAAAGAGCTTGTTAAAAGCATCTACTGAGTTACTAATCCAATCGCTTATTCCATCCCATTTAAGACCTACCAAAATACAGCCTTCAGTATCTTTATTGGAGTTGCCAGGGTGGATTCGGATTCCTTCAAACCCTTCTACATTAAAAAGCAAGGGTAAATTTCGGTAAAACCGATTGGAATAAGTAATTTTAACGGGATATGTTCCACTAGGTATAGCGGTTTCACCTGCTATTTTCCATTCACTAACAGGCTTTCCCTCTACCTCTCTTACTTTATCTTCCAATGTGTAACAGATCCATTTTTCATCTGCATACAGGCTTCCGACAGTAAAGTCGCTACCAAAGTAAGTGCGCTTTAATTCTAAATTCATTTTGCGGGGGTGGATTCAAATAACATTTGATCTTTAGCTCGTGAACCCGCAGAAGATCCAAAGTAAAAAGCAATGATTCCTGTCCAAGCAGTGCCTAATGAGCCAAGCATAATCATCAAGGGTGTATTCGCAGTATCCGCAGGAGTAACCATAAGGTAAGCCAATATGCCAAAAAACCCAACGGTAACAAGAATACTAAGCAAAGGAGGGATAATGCTTTGAGTAGTCGTTTGCATATCTCTAGCACTTTTACGATCCTCCACAGCAAGCTGTTCAAAGTTTAAGCCTAGAGCTTGAGTTTGCTCTTTAAAGCGTATTTCTTCTTGTTGAACTGCTGCAATCTGATCTGCCGATAGTTTGTTATCGTTAATCATAGACTGCACTTGGTCAGGCGCAACCCCAAACAGCTTAGATAAAGCCGTTACTGCTAGACCTGCTAGTGGACCGCCAAGGCAAGTAGCGATTGTGGGCGCTATTTGCGTTAGCCAGTTCATTTATAGTCCTTCGATTGGAGTAACTATTTCAGGCACGATTTCAGGTGTTGGTTCTGTAATAAGCTCAACAATTGGTTCAGGCGCTGGCTCTAGAGTTACTTCAGGTGTAATTTCTTCTGGCGTTTCTGGTAATGGTTCTGATTGTTGATTTGATCCACCGCTTAAAAATGCAGCAAATTGACAAGCAACAGTATGGGATTGACTACCAATACCAGCGCCAATAGCGTTCAAAAATGGTTCAATTTGGTCAAAATAATTCATATTCCTTCTCCTGGAGTAATGTAGCAACTAGCATTAGTACCATCACCAATAATCTTGGCGTACACATTGTTAAAACCAGTTTGAATAGTAGTAATAATGCGTGTGGAATTAGCTAAAACAGGAATTACATATCCTGATGCTGTTCCTGGCAAAGCCACATTGAATGGTGTTGTAGCAGAAATACCTACATAAACCGTAGCATTGCCATCATTTGACAAGGAATATTGATTAACAGGACTGTCTGCCTTAATGGTAATAATTGAAGATTCAGTATTGGCAGCTCCTGAAACAGATACCGACACCGTTTTCCCCATTGGTTGGAAAGCAATATTATTAGCCATTTAGAAAATGTCCTTACCGCCAGCGTTGCCAGGCTTAGTTGTAGCGGAGTTTTTGGTGTTTTTATTACC